CTACGCTTTCAAATCTAACTTTTGGGGGTCACCACACTGCGACTTTGCGTCCTTCCAACTTTTGCGTACACGATAGAGAGTTTTCTTTGATGTCACAGGTTTTGAACTGCCTAAGCCAAGCTGAGCGTTTACCTCCTTTGCAATCTGTCCGTGAAGATTGTAGAGATAATCGCCCGGGCAGGACTTGTTCGCATAATCCCTGTGAACCGTCATATTGCAACCGTTAAGGTGATTCATTCTCTCTGACTTGTTTGTTGACCACACAAGCCTTTTGATACCGTTTCTCTTGCAGATATCAACAAGCAGTTTAATCAAAGACTTGTACGCAACATCATTTACTCTGTATGGGTGGTAGGTATTGGACGCAACCTCAATGGTAATCGCCCTGTTGTCATTTGACGCAGATGAGGTGCACCAGCTGCGGTCCTTTTCCTCAACATACATTCCGATTCTGCCGTCATAGCCGATGCCGTAGTTTGAGCTTGCCTCCTTGTCCCTTGATGCAAAGATTGAGCCGAGTGTTTCTACAGAACACTGACCCACTACGCAGTGGATTGAAATGGTATCAATCTTATGATTTCTGTTGACGCTTCTGTTTGGTGAAATTTTTGTGTAGCTAATTAATTTGCTGTTTGTGTATGACATTCAGTCGTCCTCCTTTTCACTTCTGTGGTGTAATTGTGCAAGCACATTTTTAATCTTTTCAGGAATGGGAAGTCCCAGATGTGCTCCGTTTTCAAGCAGTGACAAGCCCTCATTTGAGAGATAGAAAAAAATCACTGCCGTTCTCAGCACACTGCCCGTGCCGATAATGTACACATCAAGGAGATTCGCCACTCCCACAAGTAGAAAGATAATCACCTTCCTGCAAATGCCCTTGAAACCGACCTTGCTCGAAAGCTTTTTGTCGGCAACGGCACACATCATTCCTGTAATGTAGTCGATAACTACAAATGCAATGAGTGCATACAGAAAGCCGTCTGCACCTCCGAGAAACCACCCGAGTGTTCCTCCAAGTGCGATGAATGCAGTCTGAATGCTGTTCCAAATCTGTTTCATAAATACCTCCTGTGTCTATTTTTTAACCCACTTGCTCCAGCCTGAATTCACCTTTGAACGGATATATACATCAAACGGAGTGTCCCTTGCCGTATATCTCTGTATCACAAGATTTGTACTGCAAGAAAATACTTCAAGCATACCGAATACAAGTGCCGGATAGTTCATATTCTCCTGCGGTACTCTTCGTCTGAAATAAATACCCTGTGTAGTAAGACTGTTAAGGCTGACATCGTCCTCAACAGAGGTCTGTATAATGCCCATAACAGGGTAACCGTTCATATGTATTTCACCCGTCACATCAAGTGCGGATTGTGGGTTTGGATTGTTAATGCCTACCTTCTGCTTGCGTAATGCAACAAGCGGAGTGCCTTGCGGAATGGTAAAGTACAGGTCCGTAACAACAGACTTTTCCATCACATCCCGAATTTCAATATGAAAGCTGTATGACATATTCACATCAAGCTCAATAAGCTGAAGATTTGAGTATGAATAACTTGTGCCGTTCATTTTCAGTTTGCTTAAAATGTCAACAAAATTTCCGTAGTTTGCATCACTTGTCCTCTTGTATTGGTAGCGAAAGGATAAAAGCTGATTGTGATTTACCCCGTCAATTGTGATTGGTGAGTATGAACCGTTGAAAATAAGCTGAATTTCCGACTCAATCTCATTTGTTCGTCTTAGTGTAATCGTACTGAGATTTGGACTGTTGTAGGCAATAACGGTAATCGTCTTTTTAACGCTCGTTGTGTATCCTCGTGAATCTGTAACCGTGACCATAACCACCACATCACCGCTTTTTGCAACAGTGCCGAGGTTCAGCTCCTTTGCCGTAGTGCTTGATTTGCTCACACCGTTACAGCTTACTGTGTAGCTTGTAATCTTCGATTCATTTCTCGGTTTTGCCGTAAGCGGAGTAACCTTGAGATTTGAATAGTTCTGAATAAACAGCTTTGAGTTGCCCGTAACGGCAGTGGTCTTTAAATTGGTGTCAAGATAGATAAACCCGTTAATTACAGGCCTTGAGCTGTGCGAGGTGGTAGTAATATGACAATTCCTTTCAGAAATGCCTACATAGGTTGAACCCTTGTATGTGGTGACCGTTAGCTTTGCCGTAACGCTCTTGTCTTCATACATAGCCTTTAAAATGCCCGTTCTGCTGTCCGTAGGAATGGGAATAATCCTGTTTGCCGTCCCCTTGTTCCACGCAAGTCCCGATATGCCAGTTATCGGAATACCTCGTATGGTAATCGTAATGCTGTGTTTAAGACCCGCGTCATTTACCGTTGTGTTTACTGATACGGTCGGATTTTCCGTATCTATGTAAATCGTGTCAATTCTATTGACAACCGTTGTCTTTGCCATATTGCCTCCTAATCAAGAATTACAATGTTGAGTCCCTGTGAACTGTTTGACATCAGAATCAGCTTTGTTCTGCCGATTGTAAGCTCACCGTCAACTGTGGTTTTCTTCGTCTGAGTTTCGTCCTTGTTTAGGGTGAATATCTTTTCACCGTTGTAGTACCCGGAAAATTCAGTGTTTGTAATTACTGTTTTCTGCGAGGACTTGCTGTTTGAAACCTCAATGCCTTTGCGGTCAATCTTTACCTCGTTTGTGTATATCTCGTTCGGTGCAGGCGACCAGTGTTGGATAATACTTCCGTCAGTAAGCATAAGGTCGCTTACCTTAAGGGAAGAACCACGGCTGTAAATAAATACTGTAATCTCACCGTCTGATACATCTGGAAGTACAACCGAAAAATCCGTCCAGTCAAAGCTGTCCTTGGTATCAAAAAGATATGCTCTTTTTACACCGTTGTACTGCACATACATATATGCACTAAGCTGTGAGTAGCTTTTCTTTGCCCTGAGTGACAGCACAAATGCTCTGTCGGCAACCGAGTTATACACACTTTGCGACAAGGTGCTTTCCTCACCGAGTACAAAGGCAGAACCCGAAGAGGTGTGACTGATTACATCTGTATCGGAAAGTACAGTGACCAATCCCGAATACTCCCAATCATCCGAAAGTCCGTTGAGAGCCGATGAGTTTAAAAGATAGTTCTTTCCGCCCGTGGACTGCTCGTTGATTTTAAATGAAATGTCCTCTGCGGTCTGCTCAAGTGTTGATGTTCTTTCGGTAATTGCGGAAATATTCTCACTTAGCTTTTCAGTATCCTCCGTTTTTGTGTAGGCACTGAGGTGAACCTCACCGCTTTCTAAATCCCACCATGAAGAATTATCAGCCGAACTGATTACTCCCGCCTTGATGATATTTGCCATAAGCGTTCCGCTTGTGATAAAGTCAGCCACGATTTTTCCGTCAGCCGTAATCGCAGTTTCATACGGGCCGTTGTATCCACTCTTTGAAAAACCTAAGCCACCGACATTCCACCGCCACACATTCCTTGCATCGTACAGATTTTCGTTGTCTAGAATCAAAAGTTCATACGGCTTGCCTGTAACAGAATCCGTGTGCATAACAACAAAGCCACCTTGCTGGCCTGAAATCAGCGAAGTGGCATTTTTAATAGCAGTATTCATAAGTAACGGAAAGCTGTCGGTTTCCTTTTTGATTTCATCGGTTGTACTTTTGATTTCTGCAACCGTATTCACAAAGTTTGATTTTGCCGTTCCGAGTGTGATTGATGAATATTTCTCGGCCAGTGCGTCATATACGGTTTCAATAACCTTCGTCTTTACCTCAATATTCATATCTGGGTGTCTGACGGTCACTGTGTCGCAGAGGTTCACCTTTTCGAGAAACTGCGAATATTCGGGCTGTTGCCATAGCGGTTCAAACGACACCTTCACCGTGGGAGTTTCGTCACCGAACGGATTCTGTTTGATGTATGACTTCGCCTTTGCTCGAAGTGTGTCCTCGGTAACGGTTTCTCCGTCCTTAAAGAAGGACGAAAAATCCTTGATTAAGGTTTTCTCTCTCTCATATTTTTCGACAACAGGAAGTACAGCTTCCGAAAGAGTAACCACATTTTCGGTATCGCCGTTCTTTACAACCGCATAGGGCAAAAGGTGTGTATATACCGATGAAAAATCATTGTCCTGCTCAAGTGAGGTGAGGTTCTTGCCGTATTCAATCACCACACCGTTGTCTTTGCCACGCTTTGAGTGAAGAATGACATCGAACATATCCCATTCATACTCACCGCCCCATACATCAAGTACAGAACCCTCCGTACCGCCAAGACAGGCTCTGATACTCATAGGTTTACTGACTGAAAATGCCCTCGGTGCTGAAAGGTCTGTCCTGCATTTAAAGCCGTGCTTTGATGAAGTATTCGCAAAAATTCTTTCAAGTGCAAGCTGTGGCGAAACCGATTTGCTCTCAAAGCATAGCACACCAATGCCCGACAAATCATATGACATATGCTGTGCATACACTGTGATGATGCCGTTCATCGGTGTTGTAATTCTGTATATACGAAACGGCTGTGACCTTGATGTGTCATTCGGCTTAACGAGTATAACCCTGTCGTTTTTAATCTCATCAAACAATGCACCGTGCAGAGGATATTTCATCACACATTCAAACGCACCGTTTCTCTCCTCTGTAACTTCGCAAAAGGTGCAGTCCGACAGCACACCGATTCCGTAGGTGTCAAACTCGGTTTCATCTGCTCTGTATAAAATCGGCATCATAACGAACACCACCTTGGAAATACTGAACCGTCTGTTATGTCACCGCCGAGAATAAACCTGTTTTCACCCCTTACAAGCAAAGGAAATCCCGTGCCTGTAACCGTATCATTTTTCAGCGTGTTGTCTTTGTAAAAGCACATCTTTTCGCTGTCAATCTCAATGAACTCGTCAATATCGTTGAATGTCCATTCGTGTCTGCCGTTTTCGTTATCAATGGTAAGCGTACCCGTACCGTTGCCGTTAAGATGAATAAGCGGTCTGCTCTCAAAGCTGTACGGATTCACAAGTACGGTTTCACCCTTTGACGGCAAGGTTACTCTGTAAATATCCTCACTGACCTTCTCGAGAGAATACCATGCGGTTTCGTCACCGAGAAATGTATATAGGGCAAACCTTGCATTCTCCTTTTTCCAGTTTTCGTTTACCTTAAGATATATTCTGCTCTTGTCTGCATCTAAATAGCTGTCCCAGTAGCCGTCTGTCCACGAATTTGTATTCAGTACAAACATATTCTTACCACTCGGCACAACAAGGTCTGCCGTCTGATTCCAACGGTTGCTCCAGTCGTTTTCCGGCTTTGAATCGTCCATTCTGCAAAAAATCATATACGGAAAATTCAGCACCACATCAATACTGTGCGGTAACTCACCGTCAATGTCATATCTAAACGGCTTGCAGTTAAAGCTTACGGTAAACACACCGATTTTGTTAAGCTCATCTTCAATGTCAAGCGAGGAGTTAAAAAGAGCATATCTGAAAAATCTTTTGTCATAGCTGTCCTTTAGTATGTGATACCTGTCGGGCTGTGTGTACAGCCATGCCTTGATTTTTGTAATGCTGTCTGCAAGCTGTTGACTGTTCTTTGCAGACAGATATACAGAATAGCTCACCTGTGTGTTTTCATATCTGCGATTCGGTACAATCAGGTCACCGTTGCGACCGGGGATTGACACAAAAGAAGAATCGTACTTTGGCGAGGAGTACACATTCTTTCTCTGTATATGAAGCCCCATATCAGATGACCTGATGCCGTTGTATTCAAAATAGTTCAAGCAAACACCAGTCCTTTCCTTTTGGCAAACTGACCTGCAGTTTCCATAATTTCATTTGTAAGCTGAGAAATATCGTCATTTGAGTAGTTGTTAAAATTTGCAATATTCAGCACAAGCGAAAGACCGCTCTTGCCGAAAGCAGCAGAATTTGAATTATCAACCAATCCTTTAACATTTCCGTCAATGCTGAAATCAGTCGGCAAGGCAGTTTTCATATCGTCAGCAAGTGAGTTCATAACACTTGAAACATCACTGCTCATACCCTCGGCGGCACGAACAGCCATATCACCGTTCTTGTCAATAGAGCCTGCAAGACCCTTGACGAGCATTTCGCCAACCCATGCCATTTCCTTTGACGGTGAGTGAATGCCAAAAAAGTCGCAGATGCCGTCCCAGATACCTGAAATCCAACCGCTGACTGAATCCCAGAGCCACGATGCAAGACCGCAGATACCGTCCCACAAGCCTTTTACAATGTTACCGCCAATTTCAACAATCTTGTACATAAGTGAACCAAAGGCCTTTACAATGCCTTCAATAATCTTAGGTACTGTCTTTACAATTTCCTTAATGATAGTCGGCAGATTCTTAACAAGCGAAATCAACAAATCAATACCCGCCTGAATTATTGCCGGAATATTGTCGATGAGAGCATTAACAATGCCTGAAATGATGTCGGGAATTGCATTCACGATTGTGACGATAATGGTAGGCAGAGCCTTGACAAGTGAAATGAGCAAGTCAATGCCCGCCTGAATAATCTGCGGAATTGAATTTATTACCGCATTTATAATTCCGTTGATAATCTGCGGAATTGCCTTAACTATTGATGTGATAATATCGGGCAAAGCACCCACAAGGGAGGTCAGCAGCTTAATGCCCGTCTGTATGATTTGCGGTATTGAATTTAAAAGAAATGTAACTATGCCCATAATAATCTGAGGCAGTTTAGATATGAGGTCGGGAAGTGCATCAAGAATACCCTGTGCAAGTGCTGACACAAGTTCAAGTCCTGCGTCAAGAATTGACGGCAAGCTGTCTAAAAGTCCCTGTACAATCGTCATAACCGCATTGACCGCAGTAGGAATTAGTGTAGGCAGTGCATCTGCAAGGCCCTGTACGAGAGTTGCTACGAGCAAGGTTGCCGACTCAATCAACAAGGGCAGATTTTCAACAATTGCATTTGTAATTGTTAATAAAGCCGATACCGCAACGGGAATCAGCTGTGGCAAAAGCTGAAGCAATCCCTCAAGCACCTGTGCAAACAATTCTGCAAGAGTTTCCAGAACCGTGGGGAGCATTTCACCTGCCGATTCAAGCAGTGTAGTAATTACTGTCGGCAAGGCGGAGATGAGATTTTCCACAATAGGCGAGATGTTTTCAAGCACGGTCTGAAATGCCGTTACAACATTTTCACACAACACATCAAGGTCAGCGTTTGCGTCACCAAATCCTACCACAAGATTCGTAACTGAGGATTTCAACGCATTAACCGAACCCGAAATTGTACCCTCCGCCTCTTTTGCAGTAGTGCCGGCAATATCCATACTCTCCTGCATAACATGGATTGCATCGACCACATCGTCATATGACGAAATGTCATACTTAACGCCCGATATTTTTTCTGCGTCAGAGAGAAGTCTTTGCATTTCCTCTTTAGTACCGCCGTAGCCGAGTTTAAGGTTATCAAGCATGGTGTAATTTTGCTTGGCAAATCCCTGATATGCATTCTGAATGAGCGACATATCCGTACCCATTTTGTTTGCATTATCTGCCATATCCGTGATTGCCATATCGGCATACTTTACCGACTTGTCCGTATCACCGCCAAGCGACTGAATGAGGCTTGCTGAAAAGCCTGTAACAGTTTCCATATAGTCATTTGCAGAAAGGCCTGCCGTTTTATAGGCATTAGATGCGTAGCTTTGCAGCTTCTGTGATGAACCCTTGAAAAGCGTATCAACACCGCCGACAAGCTGTTCATAGTCGGCATAGGCATTAACTACCTCCTTGCCGAGCTTAACGGCAGTTGCGGCAGCCGCAGTAACAACCGCACCCATCGCAACACCCACACCCTTGAGTACCGAACCAAGCTTTGAAAATCTCTTCTTTGACTTATCCGCCTTGTCGCCTGCGTCCTTGATTTCATCGCCCATATCATCGGCACTTTCGGCAGTATCATCAAGCCGACCGCCAACCTTTTCAAGAGATTTTTCTGTCCCCTCAATATCCGTCTTTGCCTGTTCAAGTGCAGAATTATTACTGTTCAGTTCACGCTCCATACCGTTGAGTGATGCCTCGGCATTGTTAAGCTGAATTTGCCAAGCTTTGTGTTCTTCTGTCGGTTTCACCAAATGACTCCGATGCATTTGCAAGTGCCTGCCTGAGGGTTTCAATCTTCTGTTTTTGTGCGTCAATCTCCTTATTAAGAACCATATTTCTTGCAGACAAAGCCTGAACGGAATTATCATTCTTATCAAACTGCGAGGACACAAGTTTCATCTCAGAGCCGAGCACCTTAAAGCTCTGATTGATTTCTGCAAGCGACTTTTTAAATTCCTTTTCGCCCTCAATGCCAAGCTTAAGTCCAAAACTATCCGCCATATTCTCACCTCCTCAGGGCATAAAAAAAGACACCACATTTCTGCGATGTCTAAAAATTATTATTTGTGCAATTTTTGCCAAACTTTAAACATTTCAATCAGTGTATTTAGAAAAGCAATCAATTCTTCTCCGTCACTTTTTGTTATTGGTAGTGTCCACTTCGTAATTATCATAGCTGTGCGAATATCAGTTTCGGTATTATTACCAATATATGCTTGAACTCCAATCCTATCGTAGAGGTGATGCGGGTTTGCGGTGTTTCCATCTACTTCAAGAGGGTTAAAACTGATTAGGAAGTTTACTCCAGCCTTTTGAGCATCAATCCATTTGTGGTGACTTAGGTCATATGGAGGATTTAGTTTTCCACTTCCACTATAGTTTTTATTTCCTTGTCCAGCTCTACCGTGCGTTATTACAGTGTATTGGTTTTCCCTTAAAAGTTCAACCAACTTAGTTCTTTCTGTCGCCCGTGCTTTTATGTAGGCATTTCTGATTTTATTAAAATTATTAATTTCCATTATTTTACATAACATTCCTTATTGCAATTTTAGTTTTATTATATCAAAAATATATAATAAAGTCCATTGAAATTTAGATGTTACACGGAATAACATCATCAATGCAAGCAACTCGTTTTGGCTTTGCAATGCCGTTATATTGTCTATGACATTCCCACAAGTCAAGCAAGAGCCCAAAGGGCATCAGCCACACCTCATCTTGCGAAAGATCCAAATGTGCAAGTCCGTAATAAAGAAGTCGGGTAAACAGCTCATCGTCTGTTACCCGACTTTCGTATTTTTTGAGTCAGACTCGCTTTCAATATTTCGCTTTGTGCCCTTGTACATTGACTCCATAATTGCTGATTTATACTCTGCTAAATCAAACGGTGAGGTTAATAGCTCGACCTCGTCCTCTGTAAGCAACGGCTTTTTATCATCGGGATTTTTGAGGTTGTGAATGAGAACACTCTGATTGGCAAGCAAGGTGATAAGCCAGATGATTTCATCAAGTGCCATTTCAAAATTTTCACTTTTCATAAGCCTGTCACCGAGGTTTTCAAGACCGCCGTACCTTTTGGCAATTTCCTTTGTTGCCCTTGTTGTGAGAATAAGCTCATATTCGTTTTCACCAATTTTAATAATACTTCCTCTGTCAGTCATAACGCACCTCCGTATTTATTCAGCATAGGTCGGCTCATACACTTGAGTGTACCAACCGCTGATTGTGTCACTTGCAACACCTGTATCGTCCTCTGAAATTTCAGCCTTCCACGGGTGCTTGCCGAGCTTGTCAGCCTTGTTTCTGCGGATAACCGTACCCTCAATCGACGGAGTGGAAAACTCGATGCTTTCGCCCTTTGTGGTAAGATTAGTTGCAGGAATGCCAAACTTCACTCTGTAAAGCCAGAAGTAACGATACTTGCCGTTCGCTTTCTTTGCACGAAAACCGATTGCAACGGGCGGTGCTCCGTCCTCAGATGCGGAAACCAACACCTTGTTTTTGTCGATTGTCGCACCGGTCAAATCCTCTGCAACGGCTGTCCCGATGTTGTCAATACCGAGTGTAAGCGTACCGCTCTGAAATTCCTTTACAACCTCAGATGCACCGTCATCGGCATAAAGTGTCGCCTCGGCAAGTTCTACCGAAAGTTCCGCACTCATCGCCTTTGCAAGCGGAACAGGTGTATCGTAGGTTTCGTTGCCGTCAGTGTCCTCCGTGATTTTTGCGTAATACAGCTTATCAAGTCCGATTGTTGCCATAATCTATCTCCTCCAGTTCATAAGTTTTTAATGCGTCAATAGCATAGTGATGATAGCCCGTGTCGCTCTCGTAACCGATATACAGCCTGTCGGTTATTGAAATATCACTTTGAAAAAGAGCGGTCACAAGCTTGTATTTAAGTGCAGAATAATTACCCTTTGAAAATATAGAAATTCTCACTTCCTGTCTGTCAAAGGTCGGCATATTGTCGCAGTGCATATCAAAACCATCTGAAAGCGGAGTGAGAACAATGTATTCGTCAGGTACTTTGTCTGAAAAAGCACCTGCTTCAACCTTGATGCTCAATCCCTCTGCAATACTCTTGATTTCAGCAAGCAAACTCATATGCTCTTTACCTCCTCATCAAGCGTGTTAATCATAACTGTCATACACTCCTTGCGTGACGCTGATTTTGCGGGTTTCATAAACGGCTTTGGTGGCTGACCGCTTTTGCCGTATTCAATTATGCCCGCAATTTTTGCATTGCTCTCGCCATTTGTTCTCGGCTCTGAAAAGCCTATTTTGATATTCAGATTGCCGTTCTTGTCTGATAAAACAGGGGACACGCCGAGCGAGTGTTCAAGCTCACCCGTGGAGCGTGACTGCGTTTTTGTGTCCTTACCGATGACATTTCTGAGATTTGTTCTCACCTTTTTCAGAACAACCTCAGCACCGGCATTGAGTACCCTTCCGCACACATCATCGGTTTTGTCCCCAAGTCTTGAAATTTTGAGTAAAAACTCCTCCGGCATTTTCATTGTGCATCTAGCCACTTGCGTCAACCTCCTTTGCAAGAATTTCAAGATACATTCCTCTGCCTTTTACATTCTCAACAGAGGTGATTTCAAACCGCTTTCCGTCACAAAGAATGAGCATATCGGTTGTAACCTCTATGTGTGGAATACACCTTATGCGGAACAAGTCAGTTGCAACGGAAAATGTCGCCATATTTGCCCACCGTTCACTGCCGTGTCTGCCCTCACGATATGCTCTCACGCTTGCTACTGTTTTCAGTCTTTCATTCTTAAAGCCCTCATCATCGGTTTCAATCACCCTTTTCATAATTTCAACAGGTGTGTTAATCTTTCCAAAACTCATAGCTACACCTTCCAGTTTCTGTCAAGCCTTAAAAGCAGATTGACCGTGTTCCACACTTGTGCCGATGCATTTGTGCTGTCAGCAAAGAATCCGCCCGTTGAGCCATCTCTGCTTTCGTAGAAATGGCTCGCAAGCATAATAACTGCCTGCTCGGTAGTTGCAGGCATTGCGTGTGTGGAGTAGTAACCCTCATCAATGTGTTGATAGCTTTCGGCATAGTAAACCGATGCAGTGATGTACTGCTCAAGAAGTGCATCGTCCTCAGAATGTTCAAGTATGAGATTTTGCTTTACTTTTTCAAGCAGTTCATTCACTAATTTCATCACCTCAAGATTTTTTCATCTGTAAAAGTTTGATACCCTCTGTAAGAATTACCTTACCGTCAACTCTCTCAGTAGATACATAACCAATCTGGCCATTAGTAGCATACAATTCATTAAGTCGCTGTACCGTTCTTGAACCTCTGTCGCCAATCCAGTAATTTGAAAAATCGCCAAAGGCAATAGGGAGTGAATTTGTTGTTGCAACAGGTGCATACGGTGTTGTGTAAAGGTCATAGCCAAGAAGCTTATCCGGCTGACCAGCCTGTACTGACGGTTGCCAGAGATACGCACCGTTGTTATCCTTGAGTTTTCTGAGAATTGCAACGGTAGAGTCATTCATAAGAAACTTTGCATTTCTTCTGTACGGTGATTTGAGTGAATACACAAGGCTGATAACTTCATCAGCAGTAATTGCAGTTGCACCAGCAGCCGTAACACCAACTTCACCACCTTTGGCCGTAAAAATACCTGTTGGCTGATTTGTACCTGTGCCAACGCAGAATGCCTCCTCTTCAGCAATACCGAAGGCTCTTGCAAATTCTTTCATAAGGTAATCCTCAATATCAAAGGCTGAATCCTGTAAAAGCTCTGTACTTACCCTACAAAGGTCTGTAAGTTTAAATGCGTCAAGCTGCTTCTGTCCAAAGGTTGGATTACTTTCCGTGTACGCCGCATTCTCGGCCGTCCACTGAGCAACAGAATGACCCGTGGCAATCGGAATTTTGCGTTCATGCTGGGTTGTGATTACCTTCGCAAGAGAGCGTATAATATTCTCCTCCTCAAGTGCAGAAACAATGCTTGTTTCAAATTCCGTGGGAACAAGAAAACCACCGTCAGCGTCTGTACCCTCAGAGAGTACATTGTGAACCTGTGCTCTGCCACGAAGATGATTCTGAAAATCCTCTCTGTATTCATCACTTGCCCTGCCTGTCCTTTCAGGCTTATTGTCAACCGGTGTGGTTACAATCGGCGTATTTACCGCTTTGTTAAGTTCCTTTTCATGCACCTCTCTGCGTTCCATTCTGTGGATTTCATTTGTAAGGCTATCAAGTTCACCCTCCATATTCGAGTACGTCGCATCGTCCTCCGCCTTCAATACACCCATATCATTTCTGTGTGTATCAAGAAAGCCCTCCATCGTGTTCCAGAGTCTAGCTCTTTTTTCTCTTAATTCTGTAATAGTCATAGTTAAATTCTCCTTATTAAAGTAACTTTTTGTAAAGTTGCATCTTTAACTCATCAACTTTTCGTCCTGTCTTGCCAACAGAATGCTTATTCTTGATTTTGTTAATGAGTGCCCTCTCAACCGCATCTTCGGAAAAAGAATACCCTTCCGTTTCAGCGGTATTCTTATCGTCTTTGAGAATGTCGTCGGCAAAACCAAGTTCAACAGCCTTCTTTGCATTCATCCATGTGGTTTCATCCATCATATGCGAAAGCTGCGTATGTGAAAGCCCCGTGCGTAATTCATAAGCATTTATAATGCTCTCCTTGACCTCATCAAGCATTTCAATAGCTTTTGACATATCTCTATGGTCACCAAAGGCGGTTGTTGCCGGATTGTGAATCATCATAAGGGCGGTAGGTGCCATACACACCCTTGTACCAGCCATTGCAATAACCGATGCCGCACTTGCAGCAATACCATCAATTTTAACCGTCACATCATGTGGATAATCCATAAGCATTGAATAAATCTGACTTGCCGCAACGCAATCACCACCCGGAGAATTAAGCCAAATTGTAACGGGACCACTTCCTGTAAAAAGCTCATTTTTAAACATCTGCGGTGTTACATCATCGTCAAACCAACTTTCTTCTGCAATAGTTCCGTTAAGTTCAAGAACTCTTTGTACAGTTTCATTTTCTTCTGTATGATTTTTCCAATTCCAGAACCTTTTCGCCATTTGTATTTTCCTCCTTTTCATTATTCTTTTCAGCAAAAGCCCCGGCATCGCTCAGCTTTGTCATGCTGCCATTCACGAGATACAGATTTCCACCCTCCTCGTCAGAAATACGGTCAAGATTTTCAAGTTCTCGTATATCGTTTGCCGACATCCAGCCGTTTTGCCTTGCCGTTGCATAGCCACTCATTCTGCTTGCGTAGTCACCACGCAGAAGTCCGTCAACATTGAACTTCACAAAGTACGAACTTTTTTCATTTCTTGAAAGTAAGGAGCGGAAAATTGACTGCTCCCAACGCACTATCCACGGCTCAAGTGTGTACTTCACAAATTCAAGTGACTGCTGTTCAATATTAGAAAAGCTCGATTTTTCAAGGTCACCCACCATATGCGGAGGCACTCTGAAAATTCGAGCTATCTCATCTATCTGAAATTTTCTGGTTTCGAGGAACTGCGCCTCGTTCGGTGAAATTGAAATTGGTGTGTACTTCAGTCCCTCCTCAAGCACGGCAACTCTATGACTGTTGCCACTTCCTGCAAAGGCGGCATTCCACGAATCACGAACCTTAGATGGGTCTTTCAGTGTACCCGGATGTTCAAGCACACCGCTGGGTGACGCACCGTTTGCATAGAACTTACTACCGTATTCCTCGGCGGCAATGGCAAGACCGATTGCGTTCTTTGCCATTGCAATAGGCGAGTATCCGACAAGTCCGTCAAATCCAAGTCCGGCAATATGCAAAACCTCATACGGTGAAAGCCTTACCGTTGCACCTTTCATTGTTCTTGCGTCGTCGGAGCTTGTGTTGTACTGATAGTAAAGATTACCGCTTTTATCTCTGTTAACTGTCATTCTGTTCGGCATAAGAGGATAGAGGGCAACAACATCGCCCTTGCCATTTCTTATGATTTGTGCATAGGCATTGCCCCACAAAAGCAGATGAGTCATCAAGGTTTCTCTAAAAGCAAATGAAGTCATTTCGGGATTAGGCTCATCGTGCAAAAGAAAATACAACGGATGTTCAAGCGCCTTTTCTTTGCTCCCGTCAGAATTGTATCTGTAAAGGTGGAGAGGAAGTCCTGCAACCGCCTCGGATAAAATTCTGACGCAGGCATATACTGCCGTCATTTGCATTGCACTTCTCTCGGTCACGCATTTGCCGGCACTGCTCTGACCGTAGAAAAATCGGTAACTGCTGCCCGATGTACTGTTTTTCGGCTTATCTCGTGAACGAAACAAACCGCTTAAAATACCCATAAAACCACCACTCTTTCGTAAAATGGGCAAAAGAAAAGCACCTCTTTTGAGATGCTTTGAAAAATATATTTACTTTTTATGCTCATATATATCTGCATAAAAATTGACTGATGTCATATAAACAACAATCCTCTATTATCATAAACCGATGCGCAGTTATTGTTTCCACAGCGAATTGCTCGGTCGAGTGCCATAATTGTAGCAATTGCACCGTCAATTTTCTCCGTGGATTTTTCTTTGTCTGCCTTTATGTTGCCGGCAGGGTCTGTTCTGACAAAGATATTGTCCATATTCCATCGAAGTACAGGGTGACCGCCGTGTGCGATTCGCTGTTCAAGCGTCAGTTTCATAAGCTCCTTTGTGGGTGGTGACATATCCTTAAATCCCTGACCGAAGGGAACAACGGTAAACCCCATACCTTCAAGGTTCTGTACCATCTGAACCGCACCCCAACGGTCAAATGCAATCTCTCGAATGTTAAATCTCTCACCGAGCTTTTCAATGAATTTTTCTATGTAGCCGTAGTGAATAACATTACCCTCCGTGGTCTGCAAATATCCCTGTCGCTCCCAAACATCGTAGGGTACATGGTCACGCTTTACTCGCAAGTCAAGTGTGTCCTCCGGTATCCAGAAGTATGGCAGAATGATGTACTTATCTTCTTCATCACACGGTGGGAACACAAGTACAAATGCTGTAATATCCGTTGTACTTGAAAGGTCAAGTCCGCCATAGCAAACTCTGCCTTCAAGCTGTTCTTCGTTTACAGCAAACGCACACTTATCCCACTTATCCATCGGCATCCAACGGACTGCCTGCTTTACCCATTGATTGAGGCGTAGCTGTCGAAATGAATTCTCTTCACTCGGATTTTGCTTTGCCGATTCACAGGCGGCCCGCACCTTGTCAATACCAACCGTAATGCCGAGCGAGGGATTGGCTTTTTCCCACACCTTCGGGTCTGTCCAGTCATCGTTCTCATCAGCTCCGTAAATCACAGGATAAAAGGTCGGGTCAATCTTTCTGCCATCAAGAATATCCTTTGCCTTCTGATGTGTTTCATAACAAATCGAATGTGTGTCCGTACCGGCTGTCGTGATCAGAAAATAAAGCGGCTGCATTCGTGCGTCACCAGAACCTTTTGTCATAACATCAAACAGTTTTCGATTCGGCTGGGTGTGCAGCTCATCAAACACAACACCGTAATATTAAAGCCGTGCTTTGAATAAGCCTCGGCTGACAATACCTGATAGAATGAATTTGTAGGAATGTAGATAATTCGCTTCTGCGACGCAAGAAATTTTACACGCTTGCTTAGTGCGGGACACATACGCACCATATCGGCGGCAACCTCAAATACGATACTCGCCTGTTGACGATCGGCTGCACAGCCGTAAACCTCGGCCCGCTGTTCACCGTCACCGCAGGTCAACAAAAGGGCAACAGCGGCGGCAAGCTCCGACTTGCCCTGCTTTTTAGGAATTTCAATGTAGGCAGTGTTAAATTGTCGATAGCCGTTTGGCTTGAGTGTGCCGAACAGGTCACGGATAATCTGCTCCTGCCAGTCGATAAGCTCAAATTTCTTGCCGGCCCATGTACCTTTGGTGTGACATAGGCTTTCAATAAAAGCAACAGCGAAGTCGGCGTATTCTTTATCGTAATAGCTACCTTTCGCTTTGAATTTTGTAGGCTTATAATTCTTAAGTTTTCTCAAAATTTCACCTCCAAATGGGTATAAAAATAGCCTGCCTATATTGGCAAGCTAATAAAGTGTACTTTATAATCCTTACATAAGATATTGTTGTAGTTCGGGTATTCTTTCAATTCGAGATTTTAGAAAAAGTCCAAATATTTTAATCTCTCCAATCTCATTAGGACCATCTAATATTCCTATGTATTTTTGATATATCGGTTCGAATTCTTTTGCCAATAGCAATAAGGTTTGCTTATTAGCTGTATGAACTAAAGTGGGGTTAGCAATATATTTATTTAGCAGATTTGATATTTCTATTCCAGTTTCAGATTTTATAAATTGTTTAATTGCATCTTTTGACTTTCCTTTGTATATGTAAGGGAAACTCTCAATCATTACAGTAGTCCTCCTTTTTTTGGTGTTATCTGCCTTAGCAATTCATACAGCATCTTGGTTTTTTTCTTTCTTGCTCCCGGATGGGGCATTTTAATGATCTGCCCCTCGTAATCATGGAGTGACTTAACAACTGTGTTATATGTACCGCAGCAGACAATCAGTTGAGGCTTTATTATTTCAACTTCTCGTCGCAGCAGTTCTCCTGCAATACGGGACTTTGCAAGTTGATGGTATTCGTTTCTGCTGCTTTTTTTCCCACGAACTTTGTTTATGTTTGTAAATGCTATCATACCAATAGCAGAAATAGCAGAAGCCTTCATATCAGCTATCTCATCAATAGAAGTGGATGGACCACAAATCAGTGTTGCCCATCTGCCTATGTTGTACCACATATTCGGATGCTGGCTGATATGATCTCCACCGGCAAGCCCATGCTGAGTAATGCCCTCCATCCAACTACGAAAAAGTATCCCTTTTTCATAGTCCTCATTATCCCAATTATTTGTTTCTTTGCCAACAAAGAGGACTCCTTTGTCAGTATCGTAGCGTTTTTCGTCGATTATACCGAACTCATTTATCCTGGAAGGAGGGACTTCTTTATCAAACGCAGCAGACCATTCCGTAAGAAACGGAACAGTAAAACTATAATACTCATTTCGTAGTATCTCATTTATCTCCGCGTTTCGGTCAGCTCGAATCATATCATCACCCCGTTATGCTTGAATAATTTGCTTTCTAGTTATTTAGTACTTTATAATTAGAGATTAAATTTCACCTTATGAAAAATCCAGTAAATCTGATTTCATAAGTCCGTTTTCTTACCCTTATAGGATAACGAAATAACAGTGCCTTTCATGGCTTCAGTATAAATAAATCTAAAGATTTTATTATCAAAATTCTTCTTGTCATACTCCATACCCTGTATCAAAAGAAATTCGACTTTTATCCTTACACAACTTATCCTATCAAATTCATTGTTAAAAATCAATTGATAGCAAAAAAATTTTTAATAATTTACATTACGAAATTATGAATAACATCAAGAATCTTCTCCTGCTCTTTCTCATCAACACCAATGCTTTCGAGGGCCTCTCGTGTGCCACAGTCGGGACAGATAACGGTTAAATTGTCTGCCCTTGAAACTGCACCGTGTCCGGAATAAACCCCGCCACAACGGGGACAGGTGCGTAACTGAACAAGGTTATCGGTCATTTTCGTACAGCTCCTTTGACTTGTGATAGGCATTGAGAAGTATCTGCTTGTCAAAATAAAAGGTATCGTAACCGTCAAGGCAGGTGTTGAGGTAGAAAAGGCTTGGTACACCGATTTGCCTTTCCTCGTGCATAATGTAGGCGAAGGCGGTAACCGTTCTGCGATTGCCTGTTCTGATGCCCTTGTATTGCGCCTCGATGTCCTTCTTGTAGTAGAAGGTCGGATAGCCTTCATAACGGTCGAGTGCTTTTTCATCGGATTCGCTTACCTCCCAGATTACCACAGGCACAATGCCGTTTTCCTTTTTCTCAATCGTGAGGTACGAACCTGACTTACTACCTTTGAAAAGCAACTCCCAGCCTTTCAGCTTTGCCGTACCGAGAATTTTTGCGTTCGGACATCTCGTTTTCATCTGCCTTACATTTAGGTTACTTCCGTAGGCTATGTATAACCTTTTCATAAAATCAATCCTTTCCGAAGATATGTTCTTCTACCACCTTAAGACCGCAAAAGCGGTCAGTGGGGCATTTAACCTAATTCCTTCAAGCAACTCTGCCGTTCCTAAAAGCCGTGTCTCCCGAAAGTCTGCTTGTGAACACATCTCTTGCTGTCTTGAACTCGTCACCGATAAAGCCGAGTCGCAAAAGCCAAGTCCTCATTGCGTATTTTGGATTTTCTGTCTGCTGAGGCTTTGCACTTGCCGATTTAACTTCCTTTGCCATTTGGCTGAGTGCCAAGCAAAGCTGAATGTAGCTTTTTAGCTGTCCTGCGTGAAGTCCGTTCTGTTTGCCGTTTGATGGCTTGTCAAATTGGAAAAGTCTGAATTCAACCGTTCCCTTTGTAAAGGTTGCGTGGAGGTTGAGCATATGGTATCTACTTCCATTGTAATGGTGACTTCTGCCGTAGTTTTCATCGTGGCTCTTGTACCATACATCGGCAAGTTGTGACATCGTTTCAGGCTTAGTTCTGTTGACCTGTTCCAAAAAGCGTGGATCTACCGTTTTGCAGTATCTTCTTATTCTCACCTCGTCAAGGTTTAAGGCGTCAATCAAAAGCTGTTCGTGGCTTGCCATAATGTTTGCAAGGTTTCTGAGTGTCTTTGCCGTGTGGCCTTTCGCACCGATGTGAGTGTGTACTCCGCAACCTCTTGTTGAGTCGCTCTTTGCACCCGCTTTTCTTAATATCCTTACAAGCTCCTGCAAGGTTTCAATGTCTGAATAGTTTAAAATCGGTGTGACCATTTCGCATTTCTCACTGTCAATTCCTGCAATGCTGACATCTTTTTGGAATTTCCACTCTCTGCCTTGCTCGTCATATGCTGACCAAGTGCAGTAGCCGTTTCTGTCGGCTGTGTTTTCAAATCTGCCTGTGCCGAAGAACTCGGCTGCGATTTTTGCGGCTTTGTTCCTTGTGATGTTGTTCATCTCAACCTCAACGCCGATTGTCTGCTTTTTCATTTCCTCGATTTGTCTTAATGTCTTTGTATTCATAGTGTCCTCCGTTTTTGTAATTGTGTATTTCCTTTTGTTGTACACATATTCGCTCTTTTTGAAGGATATATCAATACGATTACTGCACAATCATTTTGCAAGATTATTGTGTATATCTATTCCCTTTCAACCTCTTTCACAAGCTCGGTATACGGGATTTTTCTACCGTTTCTTTCAACAAACACACCTTCTGCATTGTTTGTATTTTCAACATATCTTCTTAAAATTACTGAGGCGTATTTTTCGTCGAGTTCCATCATATAGCAAATTCTGTTCATCTGTTCACATGCCATCATAGTTGAACCGCTTCCTCCAAAAGTGTCGATCACAACACCGTTTTCCTGAGTTGAATTGCCAATAGGATAGCTGAGTAAATCAAGTGGCTTTGATGTTGGGTGATTTGCATTTCTTTTTGGCTTGTCAAAATTCCAGATTGTAGTTTGCTTTCTGTCCGAGTACCACTTATGCTTTCCATTCTGCACAAAACCATAAAGTACAGGCTCGTGCTGCCACTGATAATCAGAGCGACCAAGAACAAGACTATCCTTCACCCAGATGCAACAACCGGCAAGATGAAAGCCTGCATCAATAAACGCCTTTCTGAAATTAAGTCCCTCTGTATCAGCATGGAACACATATGCTGAACCTCCATTCTCAAGATGTTCAGCCATACACTTAAATGACGCAAGCAGAAAATTGTAGAACTCCTCGTTTTTCATACTGTCATTCTGAATTGTCAGGCCTGATGAGCTCTTAAAAGATACACCATACGGCGGATCAGTCAGTATAAGATTTGCCTTTGTATTGCCCATAAGAGTTGATACATCTTCACTTGATGTTGCATCACCACACATTAGTCTATGCCTACCAACAGTCCAGACGTCACCTTTCTCAACAAACGAGGCTTTTTCAAGTGCTGCGGTTAGGTCAAAGTCATCATCTTTTGCACGGCTTTGGTTATCATCGCCGAATATATCCATTAGCTCAGCTTCGTCAAATCCGGTCAGACTCAAGTCAAAATCAGCACCTTGCAGTGATTCAATTTCTACCTTCAAAAGTTCCTCGTCCCAGTCGGCATCAAGGGCCATTCTGTTGTCGGCAAGTATGTATGCTTTCTTTTGTGCATCGGTAAGGTAGTCTACAAATACACAAGGCACTTTATCAATGCCCTCTTCTTTTGATGCCATAATTCTGCCGTGACCGGCAATGACATTATAATCTCTGTCAATTATTACGGGGTTGATAAAGCCAAATTCTCTGATTGATGCTCTCAGCTTGTTGATTTGCTCCTTTGAATGTGTCCTTGCGTTATTCACATACGGAATCAGCTTGTCTATGTCAACAAGGTTCATCTCCGATACTCTATTCATATTGCATTTTCCTTTCCTCCCTCAAAACACAAAAGCCTTTCTTGGCTCCTGCTATGTCACCGTGAAGTGCCTGTCCTCTCAAGGTTAAAAGCTCCTGCCTTTTCAGCCTGTGTTTATATCTTTTAAGTGTTTTTAAAAATTGTGCCAATTCGTTCTGTTCGTTCATCATTTTATCTTCCTTCTGAGCAAAAGCTCCATAGTATCGTTCGGGTTATCCTCAAACGGAACCGTGCAGTTTTGCTTTACAATATCGTAAATCTCATACCATATGAGGTTTGCACTTTTCTGATACTGCTGACTCATCTGTACGAACGGCGACGAGATTACTCCGCCCGTGGTCGGGTGCTTTCCAAGCAAACCGTAGGTGCTCGTTGCCTCCTCACACTGAATGTATCTTGCAAATGCCTGAGCATACGCTTCAATCAATCTCGGATTGACAAGCCGTTCGCAACCACGCTCTTTAAGCCACAACCAAGTTTCCTTGTATATCTCATCTGCTCCGAGAGGCACTCCGTTCTTCTGCTTTGCCGAAAGATAGTCTGCCGGTTTTGGCATATCCGCACCTTCAACAACTGCACCCTCAGGTAGGTCAACGGCCTCAAGTTCCGCACTCGTAAGCACGGGTATATCGTTTTCCATTAGCCGAACAGCCTGACCTTTTTGCAATTTTTCTGCCACGGACATTGGCTTGTCACCGGCCCGAACTCGTCTGCCACCTCTGTTTGTACCGTCCTTTGCCATATAAAATCACCTTCTTTCACAATTTTTAATACCCCGTTTGAACTGCCGTTTTTGTGCGTGACACCCTCCGCCGTTGTCCGCCATACGCCTCTCAGAGATTTTGATACCCCCACCATTTGCTGAAAATTGACAAATAAAAACTCAAATGGTAGAATAAATAAAAAAGTTCGATATAAATTATATATGTCTTTTTGACTATCTTTTTATATCTCCTTAAATGTCCGCAAAGCCTTATTTTATAGGCTCTACGGGCATTTTGCTTTTGTGGTAAACCTCACATATCTAGGTCTATCTTCTTATATTTTCGCTATCAAGCGTGGTTAAAATCGTGGTAAATACTTCTATGCGATTAGACGCTGAACCTCTGATTTTGCGGTATCTATGGACGCATGAGCGTACCAGTTCATTGTGATACTAATGTTTGAATGTCCCATGATATACTGTAAATCTTTTGGGTTCATGTTCTTGCTTGCCAGTCTTGTGCAGAATGTATGGCGTAGCGTATGCGGTGTGATATGTGGCAAGGGATTGTCCTTGTGGTGCTTGTTATATTTCTTTACCATACGGACAAATAAGGCGTTGTAATCAATCGCAACTTTGGGCTTGCCTTTATGATTGACAAATAAGAAATTGCTCTGTCCGTCTATCACAAATGGTTCTGCCTTTGGGCGTTTCTTCATAACCCGTTGAAATGCCTGTATTGTTTCTCTACTTAATGGCACTTGTCTTATTCCGCTTTTCGTCTTAGGCGTTTCAATATAATAGCCCTGTTCCTTGCTCTTTAGTAACTGGTGGTCGATAATTACAACTTCATTCTTGAAATCAATATCAGCTACTGTCAGTCCGCACAGTTCCGAGATACGAAGTCCAGTCTTTAACAGTATCAGCACATCATCATAATGCTTGTGATACACATTGTCTGTCTTGATAAATGAGAGTAAGGCTTGTTCCTGTTCCTCTGTCAATGCGACTTTCTCTTTGGTATCATTTTCTAGGACTTCACTTAACTTGAAATCAAAGGGATTTTTCCTTACGCAATCGTCTTGTATGGCGATATAGAATGACGCTTTTAACGAGCGTTTATGGTTGTTAATGGTATTGTAGGAAAAGCCTTTGTCTTTCATGCGTAACGCCCATTCTTTAGCGTCAGAGGGCTTGATTGTATCAATACTCCTAGCACCTAACTTGTCCTCTTTCAATAACCGCATGAGTTGTTCCCGTTGTTTCTGTGTGCTTTTCTTCACATTTGCCCTTTGTGCGTTCTGTTTGGCATAAAGTTGGCAAAGCGTCATTTTCTTGCCTGTGCTGTCGATACCGTCCTCAATATCCCGTCTTATCTGCTGTTCCAGTTCACGAAGTGAGGGTTTTTCCCGTTTTCCCTTTGGTGTCGGGTCTGTGGGTGTCAATCTCCAAGCATACACATATTTTGTGTTTCCAAATGCGTCCACATATTTATATAAGTATTTTCCGTCTGTTCGTTGGCTCTCTCCAGTATGCAGGATACGTCCTTTACTATCCCGTCTTTTTTCTTTCATGGTGTCTGCTCCTTTCCTTGTTGGAAAGAGCCTTGATATGACTTGTGTTCATCATAACACATACAAGGCTCATTTGCATTAGATTGCGTCCAATTTGTCAATAACCTGTTCAAACTGTCGGCGTTTAATCTGTATGCGGTTGCCATTCATAATGAGCCAGCCAGCGTCCTTGTTTTCCTCTGCTAAGCGTCTTAACTTGTTTTCTCCGATACGGAAATACTTTGACGCTTCTTCAATGGTAAGGGTATATTTTTCCCATACGGGAATATCCTGTGCATTACTCATAAAACACCCCCTCACTTTCGATTACATCTGCTATATCCGTACACATCTGTTCTACAAGCATTTCCTGTTTTTCGGAAAGGTTGGTACATTCATCAATCATTTTCATGTAGTTTGAGCCTGTCAGCCTGTCGATTTCCTCTATCATCACGATTGACGGCATGACCTGTCTTTCCAGCCATTGCAGAGTGCGTTCCATATTGACAGGTACGGGGTTCATTTCAAAAGGTAAACTGTCATGGGAAATGAATATCTCCCACAGCGGATAATCGGGAAATTGCACAAAATCAGTAATAAGGTAAAACACCAACCCATGAGGGTTATATGTCAATAACAATTCCTCAACTGCCTGTACTGCCTTTTTATCACGCAGACGAATTTCAAAACGGTTGATAATATCCGTATGTTTCTTTTTGGTTGCCTGTTCCTTTTGTTTTTCATACAGGCAGAAATATTTTGTGCTTGCCTTTGAGCCGATATAAAGGGTACTTGCTAAATTACGGTTTTTTCCGCTTAGTTTTCCACCTTGTACATTTTCATAGTTTTTACAGCGACAATCCGCACCGCCATTTTTGTATTTTTCAGACAAAACGGGAATATCCAGCAGACCGCACATATCATTGATTGCCAAGTCAAAACGTCGGATAACACCGCCACAGTCAAGACAGCGGTTTAAAAATGAATACCAATCCCTGTTCTGTGCCTGTAAGACATATTCCATGTTGCGTGAGCCTGCCCCTTTTAATTCTAAAAATACACCCATGTGTTCATCATCAGAAGCCATGACCTTGATTTCCCCGTAGGCATAATGCTCCTTATAGCCATAATACCCATAGTCATAATGGATAAAATAGTCCGCTTTCATGCCAAGCACCTTTCGGATAACTTCTAATGCGTCAGTCGTTGGAAAACGGACAGACAGATAATCAACGAGCAGATAAAAAGGCTTATCACAGACATAGTAATTCAGACAACGCAGGATAATGTTCTGTGTTTCTTTACTTGCGTTGGCTTTTCCGTTCTCAAAGCGGTTGATACTATATCTTGATACATGGGTAAGACTTGCAAGTTCTCCTTGTGAAAGACCGCTTGCAAGACGTTTGTTCTTCATTTCAAGTGCAAATTCTAAATTGTTCAT